GTTCCAAACTAGGTTCAGCTGCCACCAACATTGCTCACGCCATCTCTCGCGATTGGTTGTCTGGAGAGCCAGGCTCTTCAGACTCTTGGATATTCCCATGTTCAAACAAGGGATCAGCCAAGGCCATTTTAATCCACCCCTCCTCGGGATTCCAGGCTCCCATAAAGGAATCTGAAGTCTTTGGGGAAGGGACAAGCCCTTTCAAAATATGACTGATTGAAACTTTAATATAATCTATATTAGAGTTTATCAGGATACTTTTATAGAACTTTTGGACCGGTGCTTCAGGGTTAAGTATACTCTGAAACACTTGAACGAAAGGGACTTTTTTGGAAGTGGCACACATAGATCAAAGGGCTAAGAGAGAGAATGAATTGTCTCCTTCTTTTGACTTTGACCGCCGTGTGACTCTTTCAAACCATTTCACTCAGTGAGTTGAGACAATATTCCTCTGCAAAAGTGCATAAAGAATGTTGACTCGACCCATCATTGTGTTCTGGCTAATGAAAGCTTTCCAAGGTAGCGCTGATACATCCTTCCTTCCTTTACCAGTTACTTTAGCAAATTCAAATGCCTTGGCTTCTGGTGTTGAAATGACTGATTTTGAAAGGTTGATACCCACTCCTAGCATCTCCATAAGAGATAGATAGTATTGGGCAACCTCCTTATCAAAAATGACTATATCATCACCGAGTAATTCATAATTAGTGTACCAAGGGTTTGGTTGAACAAGTTTCCCAGTAGGACCAATAGGTCCTGCTAGTAGCTTGAACAACGTAGACTTTCGGAACGCTAACTGGACTATCAAGTGATGAGTCACAGCCAACATGGCTCAGCTTGAAAGAGCCCCCATAGGCTGACCTACAGAGTATCTCACAGAGTGAGTACCATATTCTTTGGAATTTAGGGTGTAATCACGATCAACTAACAATTTAGCCCAGGCTTTAGCTATTGGAAGCCCCAGAAAGGCTCCTAATATTTGAACCTGAATTGAAATTGGAAGGCGATCGGTTGCAGCACTTAAGTCATAACCAAAGGATCCATGCCCTTGATTAGACTTCTCTATACAACGTTGTACAGCAAGAGTCTGATCAAAAGTAGCATCATTTGGTAAAGTCTTAAGGAAAGAAAAGAGAGCGTCATGAATTGGCTTACACACGGACTGAGTCCATATGTCTACCAAAGCAAAGACCCTCACTTTCCCTGCAGCTTCTTCCTTAATAGAAAGCTGGCCAATGAGAGGATTTAGAAGATCTTCTTTACTCTTAACAAAAGAGGAAAAGGGACCATCTAAATTCTTACATATACCAGTTTTAACTACTGAGTCATAGAGAGATAAAGCGTTCTCTAACTGACCCTGTAGCCTAAAAAGGCCCATCTCTTTAATCATGAAGAAAAGGGTGTCTAGGAGACCAGCCTTTCTTAAAAGGTTGGCATCCCAAAACATTCCAATCCAACTGGATTTATGAGAAGGGGAAGCTTTTTCAATAAATAGCAGCTCTGTATCCTCCTGATCTATCTCCGGAAACTTATAAGAGAACAACTTGGCCAAATCGGCTAGTTGTGACCCTATAATTACCAGATTAATATCAGGAACAGACAGACTATCCGTAATAGTGCTAAGCTTCAAGGTGCCGGGGATTCTTATAACTCTGTAAACAGAGAATAAGGTTAACCAGCACCGAGTCACTGAAGCACTACCTGCCGCAATTAGCTTACGATCTGCATATGGTATAACCATCGGCAGACCCCGCGAGTCTAATCGTCGGCAGGGCATATCACCCATCAGCTCTTTTAAAGAGCTGACCGGTGTACCTGCTATGTATTTTTGCACTGCAAGTTGGGAGGCTTTGAGATAAAGAACAACGTACTTAGCCCCATGTCTTCTTTTCAAAGACAGAAGGTGTTGTACGAAGTTACCCATTACTCGAAGTCGGCTGGTAAACTTTACTCTTTTTGCAGGAAAGGAGGCAGACATAAGTCTTCAACCTAACCTACGGAAGAGCACTGGCAATTCAAAAGAATTACCAAGAGAAACCATTCCACCTGACATTATCAGATCCTTAAAAGCTGAGGTAACACTAAAAAATGTTGTTTCAGCCTTTTGGGGTCCCCTCTTGGGCTTAGTGTGAAGCAATTTTGCGCTTTCTTTTAATGGTGACCACCTGAGGATTTTATTGTTAAATTTCATTTTAATAATAAATACTTTGGCTATCATCGAAAAAAAGTAAAGAGGCTAAATTGAGTCAGACAGGAGCCAGGGAGTTTAAGCCCACTTCGCTGTCCTTGACCAGAGATGTTTACGTCTCATCAAGCCATCCGAAGACAGCTGAGACACCTCAGGAGGTCCTAAGCAAGTTCCCAGAACCTTAAGAGAACAGAGACTAAATCTTCTCCGAACTTAAAGGGCAAAGAATATTGCTTATAAACAAAACCGTCTCAACTTAACTTCCTTGCAATTTTGCAATGGTTAAGAGGAGATACAAACTGTGCACATTATGGCTGGAACCCTTTTAAAGGAGTCCCAGTAATAAGTGTACAAAAAAAGTTTGTAATAAAATAAGGCTAAATAGAACCCCGTTGCTCAGGTTTAACCCTGACCGGCAGGTCTCTAAGTCCCCTTAGACCCATAGAACTGAGCTCAGGATTGCTTCTGAGTTCAAGACTATGTGGATATTACTAACACTTCCAACTTAGCAGCAGGCAGTCGTAAAAGAAAACGATCTGTTGTTACTGGAATTGGTTATGGAAATAATTTTTCATAACTATCAATAGGTAATACCTACCAACGGTTATGCACCCTTTCTTTGAAGGGTG